GTGTTAATTAGATTTGAAGGCAGTACTACTAATACTACTACTACTCCTGGCGCACCAAATATTGTTGCAGAAATTAGACTTTTTAACCCGGAGTATATGGGCGGACAGTCAGTAATAGAAATAAAATTTAATAGTGCCGAAAATGGTAACCGTTTGTCACTATCTTCTGCTGATAGTTACTATGTTGGACCACTTTCTATTACTACAAACACTCAGTACAACTATGTGTTTTACTCTTTAAATGCTCAAGCAACTAGTTGGAACGTTTTAGGTAGTTATAATGGTAGCGGCAGTAGTTACACAGTTGTAATATAACAAGGAAAATAAACTATGATATATTCTTATAACCAACAAAGTCCCAACGTTTTACCAGACACAATAAGACTTTCAAGCGGACTAACCAGAACTGATAGTAGTGCTTTTACTCTAGAAGAAATAGCAGACGCAGGATATGTTACAGCAAGTGAGCCGCCTATTTATAACTCTGAACTACAGCATTTAAACTGGACTGGTACAAGCTGGCAACTAGTTGATTTAACTGAACAAGAGATGGCTGTTCGACTACAAAAACAGTGGGGTGGTATACGACTTAAACGTGACGGTATTATTTCTAATATGGAGTGGAAATTAACCCGAGCATTAAGTCAGCAACGCATGGGTCTACAAGTAAATAATACAGTTGTTAACTTAGACACTTACATGCAAGCATTGCGAGACATAACTGATCAACCAGATCCTTTTAACATTATCTGGCCTGCACTATCGGAGACCTAAACAATGATATTAGAAACACTACTAAGCGGGGCACTTGGCGGAGTGCTTCGCCTTGCGCCAGAAATGATGAAACTTTTTGACCGCAAATCAGAACGCGAGCACGAATTAAAAATGCTTGGACTAGAACATGACTTTGCTAAAACTCAAGCTGAAGTTCAAATTCGTCAAGGTCATCAACAACTGCAAGCAAAAGAATTTGACGCTATTGGCGCAGCTATTGAAGAGCAGGGCAAAACTTCGGTTGCTGCCGGTTGGTTTATTGCTGCTGTTAATGCACTAGTTAGACCCATTACTACTTACCTTTTCTTGGGTTGTTACTTTTTAGTTAAAGTTGCACTTTATACACTGGCCATACAGCAAGGCGGTTCATGGCAAGAAGTGCTTGTACCACTTTGGACCAAAGACGACATTTCTATATTTTTTATGATTATATCGTTTTGGTTTGTAGGCAGAGTATATGAACGCAAAGGCAATTGAACTAGCCACACAACTTTGTATACACTTTGAAGGCTTTAGTGCCACACCCTACTTGTGTCCAGCAGGCTACTGGACTATAGGATATGGCACTGTATACAAGCCGGACGGTACGCGTGTAACCAAAGACCATAAACCAATAACTAAAGCATTAGCACTAGAGTGGCTACAACATGAAATAGCCCACAACTATATGCCTGCTGTACTATCCGCAACGCCAAACGTAATAAAATTTCCACAAGTATTAGGTGCACTAACTGATTTTGCATATAACCTAGGTGGTCCACGATATCGTGCCAGTACACTGGCTAAGCGTGTTCGTGAAGAAAAATGGCAGGAAGCTGCCGCGCAACTTTTGCTTTGGAATAAAGGAGGAGGGCGAGTTTTACCAGGGTTAGTAAAAAGACGCCAAGCCGAAGCAAAATTCTTTCCGGCGTAAGCCGGTATATTATTATAAGTAAAATCTCCAAAGGATACCTATGTCTACAAACTCTGGTAAAAAAGCTCGTAAAAAGCAACAAAGACCCTATAACGATAATGTTCAACCGGATTTATTTCCAGAAGGCAATCGTGCACAAGGATTTGTTGCAATTAAACCACTAAATTTTATTCAAGGCGAATACTTAGAAGCTATTAAAAACAATGAAGTAATTTTTGGTATTGGTAGCGCGGGTACTGGTAAAACATTTGTTGCAGCAAACTACGCAGCTGAACAGCTATACCACAAAAAAATTGACAAAATTATCTTAACACGTCCAAACGTAGAAACCGGCCGCGGCTTAGGTTTCTTGCCAGGTGAATTGGATGAAAAATACGCGCCTTACTTAGAACCCTTTACACAAGTGTTTAAACGAGCATTAGGCCCTGGCTTTTATGAATACTCATTAAAAGCCAAAAACATCGACCCTAAACCGCTGGGATTTATGCGCGGAGCTAGTTTTGACAATGCTATTATCTTGGTTGATGAAGTCCAAAACATGACAAAAACTGAGTTTAAAATGCTTTTATCACGCATTGGCAAAAACTGCAAAGTTATTTTGTCAGGCGACCCAGAGCAGTGTGACATTTCGGATAGTGGATTGCTAGATGCTGTGCGTCGCTTAGAACGTTTACCAGGCATTGAGGTTATCCGTTTCTTAGACGAAGATATTGTTCGTAGCAAAATGTGTAAAGCCGTAATACTAGCCTATAAAGATTAATTACACATATAAAATTTTATACTTGCATTATTATGCCTATAATGGTATAATAATGCAGTATTAAAATAAATTGGTGTAATAATGATTACTTATAACAAACTAGTAGATATACTAGACTATAATCCTGATACAGGATTATTTACTTGGAAATATACTAGATCTAGTAAAGCCGTTAAAGGAAAAATAGCTGGAACATTATCTAATGGATATATTAGTATAAATATTAATAAACATATTTATAGAGCACATAGACTGGCTTGGTTATATTGTTTTCAAGAATGGCCTACTAATTATATAGATCATATTAATGGCATTAGATCTGATAACAGATTAGATAATTTACGAGAAGCTACTACGGTAGAAAATAGTTATAATATTAAAGCTCATAAAGATAGTAGTACTGGAATAAAAGGTATATACTTTAATAAAGCTAATAATAACTATAGGGCTCAAATACGGTATAACGGCAAGACACTATCTTTAGGCTCATTTAAAACGCCAGAAGAAGCTTCCGTAGCATACAATAATAAAGCTATGGAATTACATGGCGAATTTTACAATAACTAAGGAATAAAGTGGCAGAAACTTATACACCTACAACAGGCATGGCTACCGCAGCTAAACGAGCACTTGCTTGGAAAGAAGAAGGCAGACCCGGTGGTACAGCCGTTGGTTTAGCTCGTGCTAATCAACTAAAAGACCGCGAACCTCTGTCGGAAGATACAGTGTTACGCATGCACTCGTTTTTTTCACGTCATGCGGTTGACAAACAAGCAACTGGTTTTTCTACTGGCGAAGAAGGCTTTCCTAGTCCGGGTCGAGTAGCTTGGGATTTGTGGGGCGGCGACGGTGGTCAAACTTGGGCAGAAACAAAGCGTGATCAAATTATGCGCGCTCGCGAAGGCAAGTCGCTTAGCAAAAAAGAACTTAATATGTCGGAACTAGAAAAATCTGTGCTAGAAGCATTTGCTACTAGCTATGCATTTTATGCAAAAACTGCTGGGTTTCACTGGAATGTTGTAGGACAAGACTTTTTTCAGTATCATGAACTATTTGGCGAAATTTATACTGAAGTTTACGAGTCCATTGATACGTTTGCTGAGCAGCTTCGTACACTACAAATTAGCGCACCTGGTAGCTTGCAGCAAATCTTAGATTTAGCACAAATTGAAGAAACACTTGTGGTACCTGCAAAAGACTCAATGGTTTCCGAACTATTAATGTGCAACGAAACTGTACTAGAAACACTGCGTAAAGCCTATAATTTGTGTGGGTTATATAGTAAGTTTGGTTTTGAAAACTTTTTAGCAGATCGCATTACTGCACACGAAAAGCACTCGTGGATGCTACGTAGTTCACAATAAGAAAAAGCCCGCACAAGCAATTGTGCGGGCTTTTTTGTTATGCTAAAAATAATACTAAATCTCTATTGTCTATGTTAAGCGAGCCGCTTGCTACTTGTGAACGTATTTGGATTTGTTGACCTGCACCCACAGTTGCTGTTGTTTGTAGTGTTACTGTTCTGTCGCCAATAGAGCTAATACCAGATACATTTCTTGTAGATGTTGGAATTAACACACCGTTTTGATATGCACCTACACTAAAAGCAGTAGTGCCGGGGCCTAAACTACCCGGCGGGTACGTGCCCCCAAATACAATTGTTGGTGTATCATAGCCTGTTATAGTACCGTTATCAGTACCAATATTACCAAGATAGGTACCTTGGTTAATATTAGTAAGATTGCCGTTGTTGGTAAATAAGATAAATCCAGCAAGTGTTGTTCCAATTGGAACTGCACTTGGCGGCGGGTTTACCGGCACAATAACAAAATTACCGTCAGTATTAATGTTACCATTGTTGCTTAACAACCTACCGTTAAGCCCGGTACCATTACCTACACTTACCGCAGCGTTATGTGCAAAAAATGTACCATCAAGTATGCAGGTATCTGCTAGTGCTACAGCACCTTCTGCTAACCAAAATACATTAGAAGGTAGTGCACCATTTACAAGTGTAATTTGTGCACCTGTTGTGCTAGTTAGTGCTCCTGCAATTCTAAATATAAACACAGAAGTAGCATTGCCTAAGCCGTCTAGGGTTAGCGTTCCTTGTATATCTGCTGCACTAGCAACATCATATACGCCAGGAGTAATTGTTTCACCAAGTCCAAATATTGCGCCATGTACTATACCAGGAGGAAATCCAGTTAGTGTTACATAGAGTGCATCTACTTCTAGTGCAGTTTGGGCAGTGATGTCTCCTGGTATTGAATTAATACTATAGTTGGCATTAAACAACACACGATATGTTCCTGCGCCAGGAGTAAGTGTCATAGAGTTTATTGCTACTAAACCGTCTGTTGCGGTAGTAATCTGTCTAGCACTTGCTTCAACAGCGAAACCGCCCGTGGTTAGTATACCCCCAGTATTCATGCGTAAACCGCTGCCAACTTTGACAACGCCAGAGTTTGTAAGGGAAGCTAGTGGTGCTTTATAACTCATATTATACCTGTATTAGTGATAAAATTTTGTTATTAGAAGTTAGTGTACCTGTGGTAACTGTAGACCTAACAGTAATTGCTTGACCCGCAAGCACAGTAGCTGTGGCTTGTAGAGCTGCAATATTGCTTGGGATGCTAGTATCTGAGTTAATTACGCGAGTACTTGTTGGAACTAACACGCCGTTAGCAAATATTGCAAACTCTGCAATAACTGGGCCTGCACCGCTGGCACCTGCTGGGTAAATGTTTCCGTTTACTACAGAGGGTAAGCCGTACCCACTAATTACACCTAAGTTAGTACCTATATCGCCATTGATTGTTGAAGTACCTGTGTTAGTTACATTACCAACAGTTGTAAATAGTGCAAAAGTTTGTAGTACGCCAACAGGAATTACGCCTACTGTAAGTGGGCGTGAAACCACGTTTGTATCAGTTGTAATTGCACCAGCAGTTGATAACAATCTGCCGTTAATTACAGTACCTGCACCTGCACTTGCAGCAGCTGTTGCTATTACTGTTCCCACAAAAGTAGTAGCGGCACCTAGTGCGGTAGCTCCGGTACTAAGCCAAAATACGTTGGCTGCATTGGCACCGTTTAATAGTACTACTTGTGATGCTGCTACCGAAGTAATAGCGCCTGCACTGCGAATTACAAACACAGCGTTAGGGTCACCACCAGCATCAAGCGTTAAGATACCTTGAATTGTTGCTGCGCCTACAGTAGTATAGACGCCTGGTGCTAGTACTTCACCATTACCAAATATTGCTACATGAGGTATGCCTCCAGGTAGTGCTAGAAGTGCTGCAGCAAGTGCAGCTACATCAGTTGCTGCTTGAGCAGTAATGCTAGTACCATCAGGCACTAAACTGTAATTAACACTTGCCGATACCTGATATGTACCTGCACCAGGCGTTAGAGTTAAGCCAGTTACCGGCACAGTGCCATCAGCACTGGTTGTTGTTTGTGGTACTGCATTAATAACGGAAAAACCAACAGTACCACCACCGCCTACTGCGCTAAGTACACCTTGCGGCGTAATGGCTAGCCCGGCGCCTACGCGTACAGTGCCTGGTACTAGTGTTGTTGCTAAAGGTTGTCTATAACTCATACAATGTTCCATTCTACGCCGTTAAAGATTAGTGTAATACTACCATAATCCGTGTTAATTATTGCGCTTGGCGCACCGTCAATTGTTGTGGTGGCAGTAATTGTAATTGGGTTAGTACTTGCATCTCCGTCCGTGTCTTTTACAATAAATACTGTTCCTTCAGGTGCTACTGGTAGAACTATGCTAACAGGTGCTGCTACTCCTACAACTAAGTAGTAGTCAGTTAAATCTGCTAAGTATGGCGTAGTAGTTACTAGTGTAACAGGTACTAAGCCAGGAATACCAGGCGGACCTGCTGGACCTGCTGGACCTGCTGGGCCAGGAGGTCCCGCGGGACCAGGTAATCCTCCGCCACCACCAATAATACTATTAATAAATAAGTCGCGGTCAGGAATAAAAGGAAATACTGGAAAAATAGGGGATAAAACAGGTAAAAGCTGCATTTGGCTTTGTCCTAGGGGTCCCTGCGTTTGTGTTTGTTCTGGATAAACCATAAAAATCTCCTTAAAGTAAAAAGCCCCCACAACTTGTGGCTGCGGAGGCTTAAGCCAAATATTAGCGAATAGCTGTATTTGTGTTGGTTGGGTTAGCTGTTAGCGTTCCGCTACCAACGTTAATTGCACCGTTTGTAATGTTTTGGCCTAGACCATAAATCATGTGTGCTAGCTGTGAGTACTGTGCTTGTTGCTGTGACTGTTGTTGCATCTGGTTAATGTTATTAGTATTTGTTAACGTAATACCATTAGTAGCCGCATCAAGAGCTGAGCGGTTTCTTAGTGCAATAATTTCTGAATTTGCATCGCTGAGCTGACGGTTTAAGGAGGCTTCGTACTGTGCTGTAATCAGTGCACGAGTTGCTGCACCGTCTTGAGAAATATCTCTTGACAGCTCATAACGGTTTTCCATTACTTCAGTGTTAAGTTGCATTAGTTGTGCGGATAGTGCTGCAGTTTGGTTGTTGAACTGGTTAGTTAAACCCAAACTTTGTGTAGCTTGTGAGGCCTCAAACGCGGCTGAATTAACTGCAACTGCTTTGTCTACTGCACCAATTGATTGCATTAATGCCATGTTGGCTGCTGCTTGTTCTGGAGGACTACGTAGCATAGCTGTTGCACCCTCTCCGTTACCACCTAAAAGCCCACCATTGCCGTTACGTAGCAAACTACCTAAAAGTAATCCACCAATAAGACCGCCACCAAGGCCAAGACCGTCGTTATTGCCGTTGCCGCCCATACCCATAATCATACCGGGTGTCATAATTTCTGCCATAATAATTTCCTTTTTTAACAATTGTTACTAAAATTTTAAGTGATATTCGCTACCACAAAGCGACTTGGTTAAAGCCAAATTCTTTTTTGTTACTATACTTTTTTAACAAGTTGTTTTGACTTTAAGTAGTCGCACACGCTAGCCAACATTGATTTAGTAACCGCAATTTTTTCTTGTGCCCATTCTGCTACATTATCTTTGTCATTAACCATTTCATCTATGCAATCAATTGCTCTGCGCATAGTTTCTAGATTATTTTCAACCATAGTAGCTTCGTCGTTGTATTCTTCGCTGTCGCTTTCGGGCGTTGTATTGTATATATAAACAGGATATAGTTTTAATCCATTTGCCATAATTTTTCCTTGTTGTATTTATGTTACCACGTATCACTCGCAGTACTCAATTTTTGAGAACTATAGTAATTATACACCCAAATGCTCATAGAGTCAATGGGCATTTTTACGGCAAGAGATTGTTAAAAATTGCTGCGTAATTATGCATCAATTTTTTGGGTTAGGGCATGTAAAAACGCTAACAAATTTTGGCAACAAAAAAGCCCCCATAAATTTCTTTATGGGGGCTTTTTGCTACTAGGTTTCTATTGCTTTGTTAGCGGCTTCTATTGCGAGCAACTGCTCTTGTGCTTGTTGCTTTATTTTATTGCTGAGCGGATTACAAATTTTAGCGGGCAGTTCTTGTAAACCTTCTAAAATAGTATTTGCTTCATCAATTGTTAAATTAAATGTTAGTAGTTCCATTTATTTAATAGGGCATGCACCTGTTGCACACTCTTGATCAACAATTTCATCAAAGCTATTGGTGTTGTTGAGATCAACTACACCGAGTATTTTAACATAATCGTCATGATCTTTTTGAGTCACAACTTCTTGTGGAAGGTACAAGTAACCAAGATCTTTAGCTGTTTTTGTAGGGTCTGTGCGGTAGATGAATGAAACACCCACATAACAATCCCAGTTATCGAGCAACCAAGAAATAATTGCGTCTACTTCAGTTGGATCGTAACTGATAGTAACTGAAGTATTTTGCTGGTTCCAAGAAGTCTGCAACAGCTTATAGCGTTCCAGCTGTACAACAGCACTTTCAAGGTTAACTTCTTTACCGTCAGCTTTGTCAAAAGGAATACCATCCCACTTAACTGGAAAGGTTACTAGTACACCAGAATCATCAACTGGATGGTTAACAACACGATAGTTTGCAGCACGCAACTTTTCTACTACAGGGTCGTGCTTTGAGAACTGAACATTGTTGAAAATATACTTGCCTAGAGGCTTATGCACACCTTCAGTGGTATCCATGATCTTTGATAGGGTACCCGATGGTTTAACACAAGTAACATTCTTGGGTGCTGGCAAGTTCAATTCTAGTGCCATATTCATTGCCGCCGAAGTAGCTGTACGTTTCAAGTACTCGTAGTCATAGCTGCCCATATCGGGACGCATAGCAATACCTGTCAAACCTACTCCACAAAGACGCATAAAGTAGTTATTCAAGTGCCACGATTCTTGCAAGATACCGTCACGCAAGTTAACGCAAGTTTGACGGTAGTTAGCACGAGCAGCTAGGCGAACTGCTGTATGTAGTCCAGCTGTATTGCCCTTGAACTTACCAATATCAGTTTCCGTTAGATTACAAAAACTCTTATTGCCTAGCAAAATTTCAACACAAGGATTTGCACCTTTAAACCACGGAGCACGACGCAATGCCTCTACTTCGTTGATAAAACCCGGCTCGCTTCCGCCACCTTCAATAATCATGTTAAAGATACGTTCTAGATCACTACGCAGAGGCTTCTTTTTAAACACCAATGAATTATTAGACTGAGTGCGGTGAGCATTGTTATGCAACCACCAGTCTTTTTTGGCTACTGCAAATTCTTCCCATTCCGGTTGGTCATAATCAAAAAGAGCAATTTCAGCACTACGACGACTTGATAGAATAGTACCCAGGTGGTTAACAATGTCGAGGATATCCATCCGAGTAAGTAGTGAATCGGCACGACCGTTAAGGATATTAGCAATTGCAACATAAGCTGTACTAATAGCCGCATCTCCACTCGAAATCCAGCCATAGCCTTTTAACCTTTCGCCAGCAGGACGTAGTTGACTAAAGTCAAGTACGAGGGTATCTGCGGCGTATTTGCCAGCAAGCAGCTTACCAATAGACTTTGCCCAAGCTTCTGCTGAATCACCAACTTGCAGGGTCCAAGTTTTTGTTTCAGCGTCCCAAAACTCTGAATTATGCTCATTTCCACCCTTATCAGTACGCGTACTACGAACTACTTCAATATCTTTAATAGGCTTTGAAAAGCCGTTTAGTGTACCAACAATTGGCTTAAACCCAACTCCGCAACCTTGCAAGAGCAGCCATAGGCAGTCAACAACGTCGTACACAGTTTCAACGTGCGTAAAGCTGCAATTAAACTGTGAGGCTTCACGAGTCTTGGCTACCGCAGTACCACCAAGCCAAAGTGTACGACCGCTCATCAATACTTTGCGATCTAGCATTAGTTGCTCAAGATCATAAAGCTCTGCGTACTCTTGATCGTTTAGTTCGCGATCTACTGCGCGCTCCCACAGCCACGCTTGGTGGTCAATAACACGCGCAACTGTTTCTTGCCACGTTTCAAATTCTTTACCGTCATCGCTAATAGGGCGGTTGTAGGTGCGACGTGTGATTACTTGTGCTCGGGTACTTACGTTCATAATTTCCTTTAAAGTCTGCAATAGGGCAGCGACAAAAATTGTGTGCTGCCTGTGTTAGTGTTTTTTTCGTTGATTATCTTTTCAGATAATTTCAAGCAAGCATAGTATGCTTGGCGATCTTGATTTTTTTGATAGTAGTTAAATCCCAGTAAGTTAAATACTACCAGCAGCACTGCAAAAATTAACAGAACTTGTTGATACACGATTACGTTCCAGTGCTACCAAAACCACCAGTACCACGAGCGGTATCGTTCCAGGCATCTACAAAATCACACAACAAAACTGGCATAACCACCAGTTGAGCAATCCGGTCTCCGGCAACAATTTTATAGGTGTTTATTCCAGTATTTTTTAGGATAACTTTGATGTTTCCACGATAATCGCTGTCAATAACGCCTACTGAGTGAGGGATAGTAATTCCCTTTTTACCTTGACTTGATCTGTTAAACACAAAGCCTGCGTAACCCTCTGGAATTTTTACTGCTACTCCTGTATCCACAAGTTTTTGTTCATCAGGATAAATCTCCAAGTTTTCAGTGCTACGCAAATCTGCACCAGCATCACTTGGATGTGTACGTTGTGGCAAGTAGGCCGGGTCGTCTACCCGGCACTCAACAACCTGAGACACTTTGCGGTCATTAAAGTGGTCATAGCTACCGTTAATGTTAAAAAGATTGTTCATTGTGTGTATATTTCTAAGATTTCGTTAATTTGTTGGCAGTTGGCTTCGCCTACTGCTTCTTCGCAGTGAGTAACCAAATCCATTAGTTTGTAGTTAAGTTCTAGCTTGTCGCGAGACTCGTTTAGTGCTTGTATATATTTATATTTGCCATTTAGCGGGATGCTGGCAATAATATCCCATGTTGTACCGTACTGCTCTACAAGTGCTTGAGCACGCTTAGGGCCTATACCCTCAACCCCAATTACATTATCTCCAGAGTCACCCATTAAACACTTAACAGAGATATAATCATCTTGTTTAAAATCGTAATGATTTTCCCAGTTGTGTATTGTTACCTCCTTACGCGTTACATATGAAAATCGAGATACTTTGTCTGATACCAGCAAGTCCCAGTCTCTGTCTGAAGAAATCAGCCAAATGTTGTCAAAGTTTTTTGTGTATTCTTGCACAATATAGGCAGCAATGTCGTCAGCCTCAACACCTTGAAATTTAAGTACAGGGTAGGTTGTTTCTTTTTCAATGTACTCAAGCGTGGCTAGAAAGTCTTCAAAGAAAAGCTCAAATGCTGCGGCCTCTGCTTCAGTTTGTAGTGCTTGTTTATCTTTGCGATTTTGTTTATACACATCTGATAATTGCTTGCGATAACTAGAACTACCCTGATCGCAAGCAATAATTACATGAGACGCCTTATAAGACTTCTTTAGGCTGTCTACTGTGCGAACATAGTCTACAGCAAAATCGCGTGCGCCTGAGTGCTTATAGCGAAAAGCAAGGTTAAGTGCGTCTACTACCAGCAAGGTGTTTTCTGCTTCTGTTGCTTTTTTAAATGTTATACTCATAGTTTACTTTTTGTTGTTAAGTATATATTATAACAAAATCAATTAGTATGTTCAAGTCACAAATTCTGGTTGCTCATGCTTTAACCAGTCTTCTAACAGTGAAACATAAAACTCATATCCGTCTATGCTTACAAATATATACCGGTAGCTGTGTTCTGGCATGTCAATATAAGCAGCAAATACTTTTGATCTGTCAAATTTAAATATAAGCAGAGGTTTTTTATTGACTTGTGTACCTTGTCGAATACTCTGCTTCCAAAACTCAATAAGTTGTGGGTTTTTACCTGTGAGTAGTGCGCTAGTAAGATGATCTTCGGCGTAACCTTTTACTTCTGTGCAGTAAAGGTTGGTTCTACCAGGTACGTAAAGATCACCTTTTAGCAAGTGTTTAGGGTCTAGTGCACCAGAGCCAGGTACTCTTTCCCACCCTAAACCGGTGTGTTTTTTCAAGAGGTCACGTACCACAGTTTCTGTACGTGCACCCTTAGCTCTAGCGTCTACGACCATTACGCTTTGGCGTTTTTACTTCTAGCGTCCACAGGTACGGGAACTAAGCCGGCATCTGGTGCCGGTGTACGTTGTGCTACAGGAGTAAGGTTTGTGTTAGTTACTGCAACTACAGGAGCTGTATTGGCAACAAACTTAACTAACGTATCAGTAGTTTGATCCAAACACTCTACGTCTCCATCACAAACCATTGTTGCAAATTCGTCTTGAGTAATTTCGTTACCGCTGGTAACTTCTACAGTTTGACCGTTACGCGTAATGTACGCACGCCGATAGTTTGAAAAAATCTTTAGCATATTATACCTCTATTTTTGATATGTTGTTTTGTTTAACAACGTGAATTTTTTCTAGCAGTGGATGTGTGAATCCGTGTGATACTAGAAAAGTGTTTAAAAATTCTTCGCGTAGTAGAACTTCTACTAAACGCTCTTTACCGTCTACATCTAGTGCTTCAACTGTTTCGTCTAGGATCAGTAGATTAATACGGCTGGAACTAAGTGACTGCATTAGCTTGCGAATTGCAAGCAGAGTAGCTACGTTTACACGCGCTCGCTCTCCACCGCTTAGTGCAAGAATATCAATATCTTTGCCGTTATCGGTAATTACTACATTTAGTTTATCTGAACTAGATACACGAAATGCTATTTGAAATCTACCGTCTGACAAGTCAACCAAGTACTCGTTTGTTAGTTCTTCTAAGTCTTTTACTAGACACTCAATTTTATAGGCAACTAGGCCTGTTGTTGAGAATGTTTTAGTAAGGATATTAAGAATACCCATACGTTCTGATAGTTCATGAAGATTACCTGAGTAAGTCTCAAGTTCTTCGTTCATTTCTATCAATTGTTTTGACAGCAATTCTACTTTAGCGTTGTGGCTACTAGCTTCACGATTAGCTTTTTCTGCTTTGGTTACTGCTGTTTTGAGAGCTGTTATTGAAGTTTCTAGCTCTAGTAGCTTAATGTCTAGTGCATTCTTGTCATACGGCTCAGTTTCTAATTCGCAATCAATAAGTGCGTGGTACTTCTCCCACTCTTCTTTTGTTTTAACAGCGCTATTCCACTGCTGCGTTCTAGTACTCATTTCGGCAAGTACAGTATCAATTGCACTAACACGTAACTTTATTTCAGCATTACGAGCCTGGGCAATTTTTTGAATTGTAGCCTGTTCTAGCATTAAATCAGCTAGCTTAGCTTCATCAATTTCTTGTAAACAAGTAGGGCAAGTTCCACGCAAAGCACCCATCTTTTTAACAAAAGCCTGTGAATCTCGAATAGTTTTAGACAACTCGATAGATTCTGTATTTAGTGTAGTTGACTCTGTTTTTAGAGGTTTAGGATTATCAGTAGGCTCTTCTGGAAGAGGGTACAGCTTAATGCCACCCTGAATCTTTTTATAAGTATTGTTTTGCGTAATTTTTTTATTAGCAGACTCAATATTACTGATCTTAGATTCAGTTGCGTTTAGCTCTTGCAGTAAGCTTTGGTCAAGTTCAGGTAGCTCTTGTAGCGGTTTAGGGTCTAAGTTAGTATTACTATACTTGTCAAGCCAGCTATTTACTGTGGTTACTTGTGACTGTACAGAAACAATCTCTTTGTTTAGGTCACTGGCAACATCTTTGAAAATTTCTTGTGCTCTGGTATACACACCCAGGTTCAGTAACTCTATTAGGAACTTTTTTCTTGCTGTGTCTGGCGCAGTAAGAAATTCTAAGCTTGAAGCATTGCTTTGATATACAATTTGTGCAAATGTTTTATGGTCAAAACCAATAATTTCTTCAACAGCCTTGTATGTAGCAGTTGCTGTGTGTGAGCTAATGTCACCGCCATTCTTAAACAGCTTTACAGTTTGTGTAGTACCGCGAGTAGATTTGATCTGGTAAGCGGTACCGTCTTTTTCAAAGTCTAGCTCAATGGTATATGACTTGTCTTTGATATAGCGATTAAGAATATCTGCTTTCTTAATCCCTTTACTGTTTTTATTAAACAATACTTCTTCTAAGATTAGCGCAACACTTGACTTACCGTGACCATTCTTACCCACAAGTTGAGTAAGAGGGCTAGTAATAAAGTTTACTACATTGTCGCGACCATAAGAAAATGCATTGGACCAACGCAGTTCTTTTAGTAAAATCATTTCAAGTAGTCCTGTAATTCTTTTAGTCCGCCAATATAAACGTCATCCACAAATATTTGTGGTACAGAACGTGCATCAGGCAACCTTGCGTAAAATTCTTCCTTGGTAAGGTCAACACCAAGCATCTTTACTGTAACAGGAATATTTGCAGCATTTAAAATTGCCTTGGCTTGCGTACACGCCGGGCAGTTAGCTTGAGACCAGACGGTAGCTTTAGAATTTATCTGCATAGTTTTGCATTTCCTTTAGTGTTTTTTCTACTGTATCTTCTGGTAATTCTAGAATATAGATAAGATACTCTTTTACTTCTTCTAGTAGGCTCATTTCAGGGTCTAGCATTAGTGCTGAGTCTGTGTCGCGCTTTACTACTTTTGAGGATATTAGCTCTGAATTTTCTACTAGTGAAAGCTCGGCCATATCGCCTTCAACTTCGTAGATTGTGTGATCAAAGTCAGTTGCAGGCATTGCATCACTTGCATGAACTGTACGCTTTAGTAGCTGAGGAAGTTTAAATTTTAGCCACTCGTGACTATGGCTATTGCTATCAAACAATATAGCGCCAGTATCGACACTACTACGATGAAAGCTTGTAGTATAGGGTGAACCCGGATACAAAATGTTTCTTTGAGAGTTTTCATAGCTATGTAAATCTCCTGCTAGTACTGTTTGCCAGCGTTTAAAAATATCAAGATCAACTTCGGGCTTTACGTGTGGCGGAATTTCACCACGTACGTGAGTACATAGAAGTTTTTCGGCAAAAACAAAATTGCTTTTTTCAAGTTCTTTTAGTTTGTTATAGGGAACAAAGTCAACGCCATTAATAGTACAAAACTCGTCTACGAGTGTGACTTGAGAATTTAGTCTATGAGTTGATTTTTTCAAAAAAGTCAAAAAAGTTGAGTCTTTTTTCAACATTTCATGATTGCCGGGATAAATTACAGTGGGCTTAATCATACTAGCTACTAGATCAAAGTATAGTTCTACTTCGTCCATTGTAGGTAGTCTGTCGAACACATCGCCACCAATTACAACTAAGTCTGCCAACTTTTGCATTTCTACAAACTGCTCAACAAATAATTGGAATCTATTTCTAGCCCAATCTATTGGAACGTTTTTTTGACCTAGTTTGATGTGTACGTCTGCTGTAAATAGTAGGTTCATATTCTTTTTGAGACAAAAAAGCCCAGTAAGCGTAATGATTACTGGGCTTGGAGTGTTTAACCTAGGTCTGAAACAGCTTCTTTTTCAGCGTCTGTGGTAGCTTCTTCATCAGCACTTGCTGTGACTTTTTCCAACAGAGCCAGAACTTCTGCTTCAGTAGGGCGAGAATACTTTTCATCAATAGATTTAGCAGTATTGGCAAGTTCCCGGTCTGCTTCGGTCAACTTACGTTGCTTGCAGCGCAGTACCTGAAGCGTGTACTCAACGTTGAATGCCAGCGGGCCGGTCTTAACACGCTTGAACACAACATCCCAGCCAGTATCGTAGTCTGTTGGGTCGCCCAAATCTTCGGCGGCAGTAACAATTTGCTCAAACAGCTTCTTTTTCAAGTTAAGAGCCTTAACTTTACCGTCCTTAGGGTCGATACAGTTAACAGTGTAGCTCCAGCTGCACTTCAATTCAGGAAAGAACTTTGGCACATGATCGACTTCTAGATTGTCGAACTTTTCTTTGTCGCGGCTAAAAGCCAAGCACTCAACAGGGATATCCTTGTTGTTAGTACCCTTGATCCAGTAAATATACCGGGGAAGGACACCGCCAACCAGACGAACACTGTTTTCGCCGTCTTTGTACTCATAAGCCTCAACTTTGTTGGATTGTGCTTTGCCTTTTGTGTTCTTGAACGAAATTGCCATTTTTAATTATCCTCGTGTTTAAAATAAATTCTGTTGTTTGCGATTGTTAGCAGCGGATTTGTCTTTAGTTTGTCTAGATCAACATCTTCAAAAAGCGATAAATCTAAGTAAGTTGAGCCATAAAGTTTATAATCACCGTATGCTCGTCTACCCGCTAACTGTAAGTACTGTGATTTATATGCAATATCTGTTTTTGTGTCTAAGAAGAAAGCATCTGGGTTAAGTAGAAAGCTATCACCAAATAGCCTACTGATCGGTTTGATTTTAGTGTGGTAGCTTTTGGGAATTCGCTTCCTACCGTGCCATAATCTTAGCTTTTCGACCATTAGTTTGGGGTTACATTGAGTATCCTGTTCTAATAGTAAAATATTGAAAAATAAAGTCATTTTGTGCGACTTAGCCTATATTATATCATATCAGCACTGTGAGTGCAAGTGAATTTTTTCTATATGTTAGTAGTCAAATATTATTTGATAACAATAAGGCCTTTTGTTTGCCTTAGACTATATTATATCACAGCGACAGCTGCTATACAAGTGAGTTTTTATACAGTAGAAATTGACCAACCTTTTCGCAAGTATAAAGCTAGGCGATCATTGTTTTGCTTTTTATCTGCGTACCCAGCAAAATTAATGTCTACAACTAGCGGCATTTGTTTTCCGTCAAACATACGCTGTATGCGGCCTACAATCTGCTCTAGCAGACTATCGTTTGACATTGGGACGGCAAGAATTACGCAGGAGAGCGCGTTAACAGATATGCCTTCTGCAAAGATTTGCCGTGAGCCTGCAATTGCACTTTTTTCTCCGCTGTTGATTTGTTCTTTGACACGTTTTCTGGACTCAAAGTCCGTGTCTCCAGTAACCAGCACACACGTTTCACCAACATATTCTTTGACCCTTTCTAGGAATTCTACACGATCTGCGATAATTAACACACGATGACCATTGCTGATTTCTAATTTAGCAATACCTGCAATAAATTGCTGATACTTTTCGTCTTGACATAAATCGTTGATTTTTTCAACCCATGTTGCTCCGGGTTTAAGCGTAACACCACTTCTTACAATTTGTACTGTGGGCTCTAGTGTATTAGATTGAGGAGGTCTAAACACTATATTACCAAAGTAGTCGCCAAACAAGATATGTTTGCCGTCTTTGCGAATCATTGTTCCTGATAGTGCAATACGATACTTTGCATAAAAAGCATCAACTGTGGCAGCAAACGTAGTTGCAGGACAGTGGTGTGCTTCATCTAAGATGATAGTACCAAACTCTTTGGCTAGTTGTGGTAGATACTTTACTATTGACTGTATATTACCTACAACAATGGCACGATCTTCAATATCGTAAACACCTCCGCCAATTACTCCTGCAGGCATACCAAATAAACTTTCTACTTCTTCAATCCACTGGTCACGCAGTGCAGCAGTATGAGTTATTACTAGTGTACGCTGACCTAGTTTGTACGCAATGTGTAGTGCAGTAAATGTTTTACCCCAACCAACAAGTGCATTAATAAAACAACTAGAGTCAACTTGATCGTATACTAGCTGTTGAGGGTCGAACAAGTTATGTTTAGGTTTAGGAAAAGGTACTGGTACTAACACCCGCTTGTCTACTACTTCATACCCATCAGGAATTAGGTCTGTACGTCCTTGTGGAATTGACAGAATACCTTTTGGCAGGGACTTGTAGTTACGTATAGTTTCTACTGGAGAGAACTGCTTGCTTCCAGTGTCTTTTTTAATTTTATACGTTAATTGTTTAACGATCTCTTTGGTATATGCTACACCAGGATTATCTAAATATATTCGATTTGATATAATTGCTTTTGACACTATACTAATCTCCAGCTTGGCGTTAGCGGTATTTCGGACAAGCCGTAAAATAAGTAACTTTTGTTTATGTATAACAAGACCGCGTACTTTTGATAGTCGTCAGGGTGATGTAGACTTTTAAATCGCTGAACAATTCCCTGAACTTCTAGAATACAGCCTATACCCTTAGCAGGTAAAACTTGTTTGATCTTGTGTGTGGTCAGCTTGGCGCGGGTTTGTTTTTTATACTGGAATACTCGGCCTGTATCGTCAATAAACCATGTTGACGTTTTTGCCAACTTTATAAGATCTGCTAACAAGTATATTGCAGTGCGAATCGGGAATAAGCTAATGGTTTTATCTAAACCCAAGTGCAGCCTACGCCTACCAAGAGTAGGCTGCAACATCGTCTTGTCGTCTACGATACGCAAAGTTAAAGTAGATTCGTTGGTTTCTGATGTATATTCAGTATAGTAATAAATAAGCCCACCTTCTACAGTGGGCTGTTTATCACCTAGTTTATATACGGGCCAAACTATCTCTCGTAATTGTGTAAGTTTCTGTGAAGTGTCCAAAACTATAATCTTCTCCAATATCCTGATCTACACCAACTGGAAACTTGGGAATGCTGCAACCCCAGTCATGCTGAGTGCAAGTTTTCAAGATTTCACAGTACTTTTCAACATCCGAGTCTTTAACAAGTGCCACAATTGAGTCATGAACAAGCATAAAGATTTTAGCGTCCAAACCGGCTTGATCAACAAAATCACGAGTCCGCATAGCGCCAAGCAGGTTAACGTCACTAGCCAAAGACTGAACTTCAGCATTAATACCGCTGCGTACTTCGTGAGCTGCAATGCCTTTGTCACTAGAAAATACGTTAGGAAGGCGACGCTTGCGACCAAAATAGCTATAAGTAAAGCCGTTTGTTTCAATAAACTGTTTACGCTCATTTAACCACTTCTTTAGTCGTGAAAATTTAGTAAAGTAATCTTTAATATTTTCTTTTGCATCGTCTAGGGAGTAGTACTCGCCTGTTGCTTTGGTAACAGATTCTGCTACCTTAGCAGGGCCCGAGCCATAAAGAATACCAAACGTAATAGCTTTAGCTGCTTGACGCATAGTACCGTACAACTTTTTAACATCCTCGGGACTACAAGGCAAGTTAAAAACCATTTTAGCAATTGTTGAGTGCAAGTCACCTCCGGTAGCAAACACTGCTTGCAAATTTTTATCGCCACTGAGTACAGCAGCATAGTAAACCTCAGCAGTACGCAAGTCTTGAGAGACTATCTTATAGCCAGCAGGGGCGACCAAGCACCCCTTAATGATCGGGTCATCGCGAGGAATTTGCTGTGCGTTAAACTTACCGCTTGAAGACAGCCGCCCAGATGTGGTAAAAATAAGGTTGAAGTTTGTACGAATACGTCCATCACGATCTAGCTCCGGTAAAATTTTTGAAATATAGGTATTTTGAATCTTACCTAGCTGTCGTACTTTAAGAATAGACGCTGGAAGCGGGTGCTGGTCACTAAGTTCGCCGAGTACCTCAGCATCAGTAGAAATTGCACCAGTTGCAGTCTTTTTACCGGTATGATCTAAACCTAAGTAGTCAAACAACACAACGCGTAACTGTAGTACTGAGTTAGGATTAAATATCTTGCCGGTATCACGCTCGTACTGCTTTACTGCTTCAAAACCGTAAACAACCTCTTTGGCTTTTTCAATTTCGTAGTCTAGATACTTGCTTGCTGCTGCCATGCGTTCTTGGGATACTGGAATACCTACTTCTTCCATGTCCATTAGGAACAATGTACCTGGAATCAAGATATCGTGGTAAACTTTTAGAATTTTAGCATTCTTTTGTAATAGAGGCCAAAACTTCATAAATAACTCGTAAGTTACGCCGGTGTCTTTTGCAGCATAGTCTGCAATAACATCATACGGAATAAGGTCGTAAGTAAACTGCTCTTGCAAGATGCCGTGACTATTGCAGTACTCACGCTTGAACTCGTCTAGGGGGGTGTCGTAATCGCCGTAATCGGTGTACTTTAGGGCCAGAGGTTTTAGACCGTGAGATTCTGTTTCGTCTAGACAATAGTGCATTACCATAGTATCATGTACACGATCGTGCGGAAACTTGATGCCAAGATGGTATCTGATCATCTTGTAGTCAAACTTCATGTTGTGAAACACTGTGTAAAAGGTGTTGGCAATTTCTTGCAACATTCGAACACACTCTTCATCTAAACAGTCTGTTAGAATATAACGACCTTGTTTTGCTTTGTAAGTAAGAGACACGCCAAGCACAAAGCCGTCACGCGGATAAAGTGCAGTGGTCTCAGTATCCCAAGCAACGTAACCCTCAGCATTGTCTAAGATTTCTTGCAGAAAACGCTTAGCTTCTTGGGTGTCGTCAATTCCGCAGAAGTCGCCTACAACTTCTGGTTTAGCGCTGCCTTTGATATACTTATGAATCTTATCACAAGCGCGCTGAAAGTCTGGTTTACCTTCTGGCTTAAAGCTCAGCATTGATGGGTTCGAGATTGCAATAAACTTTTCGTTTACCAACTGACCTGCCATGTTAGTTACTGAGGTAATCTTAGCATACTCTTTGGCAGCCTCTGACCCTACTAAGACAACAAAGTCATACGGCTCCAAGTCAACGACCAAGTCAACATCCTTTTTCAAGAGTTTGGTAATTGGAACCGAACTCATGTGATAGTGGTCAAACTCAAACTCAAAGTACTCGTTATAACGTGTACGATTTGGGGCTTTATCAATTAAGGCGATTTTCATGTGTTTCCTTTTCTTTCAATACTTTATTATAGCGTATTCTGGCTAGTG